ACCAAAGTTAATAGATCCTAAGGCCATAATAACATCATATTTTATATTATTACCAAACTCCTCAATTGATACTTTCATATCAGCTTTATCATTATATGGGTCAATACCAATTAAGTTATTAATTTTGCCTTTATAATAATTAAAACCACAACCAACGTCGAGAACCCTATTAGGTTTTAAACTATTGATCTCATCAATTAGATAATTCCCAGTCCACTTATATTCAGTGTCGTGAGTCCATACTTTACCAAAGTATTCGCTTATATCCATACTACCATTCCTCTAAATGTGGATAAAATGCAACTGATGTATCATATACCGGAACCCCTTTGGTTATATCTGGTGGCATATGATTGATTGCTCTATAATGTTTTTCGATTCGTGTGTCAATATCAAATGGAATAGCCAATTCATTCTTTAAGAAACCTGATGTCATGTTATATAGGGTTAGCTCTTCCCTATCAACAAATTGCCTGATATTCCAATCTTGCAATTTAGCCTTATGTCTCATACCCTCTTCATCTTTGTACCATTGATAATTAGGGTAGGTAATATCAAAGCCCCCTCCATTAAACCACCATTTCATTGAGGCTTCATATTCTCTTACAACAAATATAAATTTAGAATCTGGGAAATTTTCAATCCACCAATCAAGTGATAAAGCAATAGAATGCGATTTAACTAAGTAATTAGTATCATCATGACTTCTAAATGCTGATTCAATATCATGTAATACTGCTTCTTTGGTAAGAGGTATTTCTCTTTCCGCTGGGTATTCCCATTTCATACCAAATTCCATACCTGACCCAAAGAATGCCCCTTGATGATTAATTAAACCTGGCCATGAGGTTCCCTGTTTAATATAGTATTCCCTATCTTTATTTCTATCAGATACGTTAGCATTTAAAATAGGGCTAAATTGTAATAGGGTTGCCACTCTGGACCATGATGATCCTGGTATACCTACAAAAAATATAATTTTATCTTCTTCAATCATTTTCTATGCTATCAATAATAATATCTTTCATGTTTTCATCTTGAATATAAAAGGCAATAGACCATCTTGGTTCGTTAGTCTTTGCACAATGAAATGTAGAACCCTCGCCTTTACCATACCAGCCAGTCTTACAGCTCCACCCAGGTCTATCGTTAATGGTTACTATTTCGTGTGTTTCTGGATCTCTAAAACGATAGAATGAATCACCAGTTTTACTCCAATTAAATAATAGTGTATACCCAGGGGCATCATGATTATCATGCCACCCAATATATCCATCTTCAGGATAGTAAGCACACAAGGCGTTTTGTTGCACTCCTAATTCCCTAGAGAAGTTAAAGGCTACATCATCAGCAAAGGCTTTCCAGTGGGGCGGTATTTTTGATGAAGGCAATACTGAGATATCAACTGCTTTAATAGCCTCCGGAGGGCCTTCGTGCCTTCTACCTTTATCTAAGATAACTTGAAGATATTCATCAGATACACCATACTCAGCTGATATATCTGGATCTCTATCAGCTATTTTTAGTTCATCAATATCCATTGATTGTATGGTATCAATGAAACCATTTAATCTATCTAAAACTTCTTGGTTCTTAATTAATATTTCTTTCATGGTTTAATTCCACCTCGGGTATTGTATAATGCCATATTACAACATCATCTTTTATTTCGTTGTCATTATATATATAAACGAAATTAAACCGAGCATCGTCAGGGTATATTTCAAATGAGATATCTCTATTATTTGTTAACCACCATAAGGTGAATTGATCCCAAGGAGATAATCTTTCCTTTGGTGATACCCCTTCAGGCCACCACTTATTTGTTATTTGCTCATGGTATTTTGTATACCATTCAGTCATAAAATTAAGAGTTCTTTCATTTGATTGGTAACCAAATACCCCGCCGTGTAATACCATTTCACCCCCAACAAACTTAGCTATTTTACCAGCGTATGATCTAATATTTGTAAAGGCTAAATCAGATTCGAAGTTAAACATTTTACTTACATCTTCATGGCATACTGTTGTATCACAATCAAGATAAACTGTTTTATCAAATGGAGTTTTATCTAAGGCCCATAGCTTAGCTCGATGATGCTTTGGTACATCATGTACTAAGTATAGATCTTTACAACGATCATCATCCTTTGTCCACTCATCATGAGCGAATAAGGCTATGTTTGCTTCTGGATAGTAGTCTAATAAAGAATCTATTAAACGATGTGCTGCTTCATAGTAACAATACTTTAATGAAGCAACAATTATGAAACCATTACTTTTTCTTTTTAGTTGCTTTTGCTTTCTTTTTAGGGGTAGGTTCACTGGCTTTCATAATTAATAATGTAGAATAAGCAATAACTTCAGTTAAGGTTTTTGCCTTACGGATCTTAGCTTTAGTCGCTCGATCTTTAGATTCTTTTACTTCTTCAATTTGGAATGCATCAATCTTAGCTTGAAAGATATCTTCATTCTTTTTCTTTTCTCTTTCTGCTTTAGTTTGGATAATAATATCCTCTTCTTTAGAATCTCTTTCTTCTAATCTTTTTTCAGTTGCTGCATCAATATCTTTTTTAGAATGTTCTTTAAAGATTTGATCCCAATCAGGGTTATTATCTTCACCCTTATCAGTATTCATAACACTTGCAGTTAAAGATGAACCATCTTCATATTCAAATGTACAAACAACTTGTGATTTACCTTCATCACCCCAATATGGGTCTACTATTTTCTTATCCATAATATTTCCTTTATATAATTAAGCTATTCTCAACCAAAGTTTTAAAGTAGCAATTGTTTCCTTTGATGCCATGATAGTAGCACCTGTGTATGTTCCTGTGTATGTTCCTGCATAAGTACCAGAGTAATAACCAGTATAAGTACCAGAGTAATAACCAGTATAGGTACCGGCATTTCTACCTGAGTAGTATCTTATATAGTTACCGGTGTATGCTCCGGTATAGTTACCGGTGTATGCTCCGGTATAGTTACCAGTATAGTTACCAGAGTAATTCTGATTAGCCCTTTGATGTCTATCATCAGTAAAACCAGAGCCAGCTTGAATCCAAGTGCCGCCAGCGGGGGCAGACGTTGCTAGCTGATATTTGCCAATACCTGAAGAAATAATTTCTGATCTAAAGTAGTCAGTCAAATCATTAATTTCTGTATTAGTCAATTCCTTTAGAGAAGATGAATCCCATTTCATAGGACGAGTACCAGGGGTTGTAATACCATCTGTTCTTCTCCATAGAGTAGAAGTATTATTACCTGATACTGTTTTATTAGTAATAGTACCTACGCTTGTCCAAGTACCACCACTAGGGGCAGATGGTTGTAGTTTATATGTACCTGGACCGAATGAACCAATCTTAGATTTTACTCTATTAATAATATTTGATACAATATCAGAGTCTGACATCTCCTGTAAACCTTCAAATGAACCTGATCCTTTAATCTCCATAGGTCTAGCACTTGTTGAAGGGGATACTGCACTTAAGTTTTGTCTAAAGACATAATTTTCAGTATGAATGGTAGTGTTAGCAGGATGAGTACCTACATTTTGGTCTCTTCGAGTATCAGAAAATGTACCAATGTTTGTCCAACTAGATTGTGAATTAATAGCTAAGTGGCCAGTACCAACATTATCAGTAAATGAATCTAGTAATAAGTCAGCAAATGAGTCAATTTCAGAGTCTGACATTTCCTGTAAACCAGCAAATGTGCTTCCATCATATTTAATTTTTAGTGGTCTAGCCATAATTTCTTCTTTATAATATGTTATATTTAAGTATATTTATACTTACTTTTCATTAAATGTTATAGTTATATATAACGCTTAAGGAAAAGCCCTCCTGGAGGAGGACCTTTTTAGTACTATTTAGAAAGTACCACCATCAATAACATTTGATGCAACTGGAACACCAGCTGAATTAAACTTGATAATGTAATCTTCTGGGTTAGTAGCCGGAGGTGTAATGAAACTAATCGCATCACCTGCAGCATTAGTAATCATAATTGAATCACCTGAGAATGAACTCATTCCAGTACCACCAGATGTTACAGGAACATCATTATCAAATGTTACATCACCATTAACAACTAAGTCAGTAGTTACCTGAGCATTACCAGTAATGATTGTATCACCACCAGCAGGAGTTAATGTTAAGTCACCAGTTGTTGTTGAGATTAAGTTATCTGTAACAACTAGGTTACCATTAGCACCAGCTTCAAGTGTACCTCTTAGGTATAGGTTAGAGAATTGTGCATCACCCCAAGGAGCTACATAATTTTCATCCGTTGTGTCAACTTCAGGTTTGAATGTGAAACGTTTTGTTTCCATATCCATACCAAAGAAGCCTGTTTGAACAGCAACTCCATCACCATAGTCTAAAGAAATACCACGATCATTAGCATCACCACCAGCAACTGAACCATCACCTACTTTAACAACAGGATCATTTAATGTAATAACAGTTGATTCAACCGTAGTAGTTGTACCATTAACTGTTAAGTTACCACCAATGATTGTATTACCATCAACATTTAAGTTATCAGTAATATCTACATTACCACTCGTAACATCAATACCTTGTGTAAAGTTAGCATCAGCATCTACTTGTAATTGAGTAGTAACATTTGCTGTACCAATATTAGCCGTTGTAGTATTGGCTGTAGTAGTATTAGCAATCGGAGTAGTAATCTGAGCAGTTACATATAAACCATTATCATTAATGTATAGTTCTTCATTACCCGCTGTGTAGAATCTTAATGTATCATCATTAGGACTTTCTTCAGCAGTAATATATGTATCTTGGTTGATATCAACTACACCACCGAGGCCAGTCCAATTACCTGATACAGAACCTTCAAATCTATTATCTGAAGTATTGTATCGAATAGCACCATCACCAACTGTAATCGCTGAAGGTCTTGAAGCTTCAGAACCAGATGCAACAACAAATGCTGTATTAGTATCAATTGTTACTAAGCCATCTCCATTTGGTGTTAGTGTTAAACCACCGTCAGAGTTGATAGCAGAAATAGTATTGCCATCATGACGCATATTATCAACATCTAATGTACCAGTTACTTGTAATGTTGTACCATTGAATGTTAAATTAGCAGAGTCTTCAATCTCTCCACCAGGGCCAGCAATAAGAACTCTATTATCTGTTAAGTCTACAACTTTTAATGTAGCAATAGTTGCAGAAGTATTTACATCTAAAGAACCCGTAATATGTTGATCACCATTTAAATATAGCGTTGAACCATCATAAGTTAAATCAGCTGAATCTTCTAATTCACCACCAGCACCAACAAATACCATTCTATCATTTGTTAAGTCCTGAACATTTAATGAATCAACAGTTAGTTGAGCATCAATGTTTGTAGCACCACCAATTTGTACTGTACCAGAAGTAGTAGTATTACCAGTTACTGTTAGTAGAGTACCGTCGAATGTAAAGTTACCTGAGTCTTCAATCTCTCCACCAGCACCAACAATAACAACACGGTTATTAGTTAGGTCTTCAACGTTAAGTGAAGCTAAAGTAGATTGGCCATCAACGTGTAATGTACCATTAACTAAAGCATTACCAGTAGTTGTTTGGTTACCATTAAGTGTTAATAGTGTACCATCGAATGTTAAATCAGCACTATCTTCTACTTCACCTGAAACACCAGCTAATAAAACTCTGTTGTTTGTAAGATCCGTTACATTTAATGAAGCTAATGTAGTTTGTCCAGTAAATGCTGATGTACCTGATACTGTAAAGTTACCAACAATATTAGTTGTAGCTTGTACGTTAAATTCACCAGTACCGTTAGGGTTAACTGTTAAGTCACCATTGGTATTAGTTGTTGTAATATCATTACCGTCAATAGTAATGTTATCAATATTGATTAAATCAATTTTATTATCAGAACCTGTAATGATTGCATGATTTGCAATTGTCTTACCAAAGTCTACTGATGAAGCTTTTAATTGATCTGTATAAAATTTACCACCGATTGCAATTGGATCAATAACACCACCGTTATCCCAACCAATCCATAGTTTGTCGCTTATATAAGAATAAGCCTGTTCGCCTTGAGCTAATGCATTACTTGCAGGTTGTGCATTGGCCAGGGAGAACTTAGTTACAATTACTGTACCTGACATATTTGTCTCTCCTTAAATTAAATTAAATTTACCAAGCGTGTTGCAATGCATGTGCATTAAAAACTACCGCCAATTACCAAAACATTAGGATTCTCAACTCTGCCTTGTACTTTAAAGGTTTGAGTTACATCATCCCAAATAATCACCGAACCATCTGCCCTGTTAGTTGTATCTACATCTACCAGTTCACTCAATTTTTGTGTGGGTGTATAGGCCATTTGTTTAGCCTGGATAGATCTTTGTGGACCTATTTTTCCTTTTAGCGCCATTATAAGCTCCTAGTTACACCCGGTAATACTTCTACTTGTCCTTCTACTATACGAGTAATTTCCATAGTAGGACTTCTTACTTCAATATCATACACATATCTTCCTGGCTTCATTACATTTGTTACTGCGTTTGGTATAGTAATATTAACTACACCTGAAGCAGCATTAGTAATCACCACAACAAAATCGTAATGTGCACTGGAAGTATATGTTTTTCTAATCTCACCAGCACCAATATAGCCGGTTAGATCTGCTGGGTTGCCAGTAGAATCTTCTACAGTTATTTGTGTAGAGAAGTCTGAACCTTGGTCAACCGTTAAATTTGAATATATTGCCATATAGTTATTTATATATTAGAACACTTGTGTTCCATTTACATCATAAACTGCTAAACTATTTGTGAAGTTTAGCTTACCTGACGTATCATTATAATTAACATCCATACCTGATTCAGTATTACCCGTCACCATAGAACCAACAGTATCTTGAATATATTCTAATAAGTCAGTAATAGCCGAAGTAGGAATTGAATTAGATCCTGAAGCAGTATTAATGGTAATTGAACCTAGGTTAGTCATTGTTGCTGAACCTGTTACCGCACCTGTAATAGATATAGTAGGATCGGAAACGTTAAAGTTCATCTTACCTGCAGTATCATCATATGTTACATTAATACCTGATTCAGAATTAGGATTTGATACCATTGTACCAACAATATCTTGAACCTCTTCGGTGAAGTTATCAATATTACTTGTTGTATGGTTATGACCATCATCAGCAATTGCTAAAGTAATTTTATTAGTACTATCATTATAAACAGCAGTAATACCACCAGACTCGGAATTGTTAGTAAATGATGAACCAATTTGATCAGAAAGATATTCAGTAAATGTAAAGCCAGAAGCATCATATATAGTTTCTGAACCAATAATAATATCATCAGAAAATGTAGTTGTACCTGTATGTTCAATGTTAGCCGAAATTTCAGCAGTACCACCTGTGGATGAATTAAGAATATATCTATCATCTGTATCTTGCCCATCAATTCTTAATGTATCAACATTAATAGTACCATTTACATCTATCTTATATGAAGCATGTGATGCTTTACCAACACCTATTCTCTGTTGATTATCAACTGTAATTGCTGTACCCGCGCCAACACCTAAGTTTAAAGTTGTTGTTGCCCCAATACCACCATCAGCAACTAATGAACCTGTCATTGTATCGCCAGTGGCATTTACAAAGTCAGTACCTAAGTTATCTTGAACACCTTTAATTGAATTTAAAGCAGCTACAATTGTAGCATCAGAACCATTGTAAGAATCCCAATCACCAATATCAGTATCAATAGCAGCTATATCAATATCATTATTAGTAATATTAGTTTGAATAGCAGCAATGTCAATATCATTAGTTTCTAATCTAGCAAAGTGGGCATTGAAAATATCAACCGCGGCTGTTTCTGTACCATCATAACCAGTTAATGAACTTGTCAATAGATCAATACCAGCCGTAGTAGCAATGGTATCGATATCTGATTTGGCATCATTAACTGCAGTAGTTAAATTATTATTACCACCATATAAAGTAGATGTATCACCAATCCAAGCAGCCTGATTAGTTGTATCAATTCTTAATTCATTTAATGATGATATAATACTTTCATCACCAGCAACACCGGCAAGATTTAATGCATCAATATCACCAATCGCAGCACCAATCTCATTATCTTTTACTCTCCATTGTTCGAAAGTATCTGTTAGTGCAATATTAACTATATTTGGCATATTATTTCTCTAATAATTGTTTTAATAAATCTTTAATCTCTGAAACATCATTTTCCAATTGATTAATACGATTCTGATCTTTTTCAAATTTCTTTTTTGCTTCCTTTGCAATACCTGCATTAGTCCTATTCTTATTTATAATAGCACCCGAAGATGGATCCCTATATAAATCAGCATGTCCCTTTACTGGTATCATGCTTGTAAAGCAATAGCCCTTAAGCTTTGTACTGATGGAACCTTTGATGTTGTTTGTGATGTAAATACAATCTTAATAGCAAACAAAGTAAATTCATTAACATCAATAGTATATTCCATTTCAGTATAATCACCAGCATCAGAATATGGTATTGTTAATGGGGCTTCAACCCAATTTAAAGTATCAAAGGTACTTGATTCAGAACCAGTCTTATGATATACTTGTACATTAGTAAATGATGGTCTATTAACATCTAAATAAAGTTTAAGTTGATCTGATGAATCATCCAATTGAACTGTTTTAGTTAAATATTTAGAAAGAACAGAACCTTTAGTTGGGTCAGTTTCGTCAAAGTAATTAGCAACAACATTATGTCCAGCCGTGGTAGTAGCAGCAGGGTTATCAATTCTATTTGAAATAGTAATAACAGAACATCTATCCATATCTACAACCGGAGACAAATTATCTTTAGTTGAAGTGAATATACCATTAAGCTCCAACGAAGGAGTTGAACCTTGTTTAATAATCTTAGGTGCTTGTGGAGTATAGTTCTCATTAATGATAATAGGTAAATATGTAGAACCAAGTAGACCTGTATCTTCCATTGAATCTTTAATACCCCAAACCATACCAGTATTAGGTAATGTAACTTCCTGTACTAATGGATACACTGTATTAAATGCCAGGTTTTGTGTGGCTGTGACTGTATTATTACCATCAATACCAGTACCAGAAGCATTACTTGAACATGTAATAGTATATCTATCACGTTCAACAGCTGAAATAGTATGAGTATCAGTAACTTCTGAAGTTGGAATACCATTAATAGAAGCAATATTTTCATCAACATCGATTGTTACTGAATCACCATCAGACATACCATGGTTTCTATGAGACACAATAATTTCAGACGAACCATTAGTTGTTTGGAATGGATCATTTTCTAATGCTCTAGTAGGTAACTCTTTATTCTTAAGAACAAGAGAAGCTTCAGCCGAAGTATCAAATACTGCACGATTCAACACGAATGTTAAGTCTTTATTTTGATCCGGAGTCCATGTTGAAGCATTCTGTGATTTAAACATAACACCATTATATGGTTGTTTAGAGATTCTATTACCTTCTTCATCTTCTTCACCAATCTCTGCATATTGAACCATGTACTCATTTGAATTAGCCATAACAACAAAACAATATTCAATATTATCTTGTAAATAAACAGGTGAGTCAAATGTAAATGTAGTAGAGGTTCCATCAACATTTACATCAGAAGCATTAACTGTTGTGTCTGAGAAAGGAATAACTTCCTGGGTAGGAATACCTTGGTCCATTTTTCTAAATTGAATTTGAACTGGAATGTTTTCATCTTTAGTAGTAAAGAATATTTCAAGAGATGTAACAAATACACCACCATCATTATCCAATAGAATAGATTGTGCAAGAGGATCACCCCAATTCATTGTCCATTCTCTTCTTCGAGAAGTTGAAGTAGAAGTAATTACCCTTGAATCAGATACATTTGTTCTTTGAATTGAAGGTACACGAGTAGAGATAACTACATTTTCTTTAGTCTCAATAAGACCTTTTGCAGAATATGTAGTTGCCGCGGATGTACCAGTTTCTTCTTCATTATTAGTAGATGAATCAGTCAATAAGAATGTTTTATCACCAGTCTTAAAGTTTAATGATGGGTTATTAGGTACAAAGAATGAACCAGATAAATTACCATTAGCATCTGTAATTAATGTAGTAGAACCACCCGGAAAACTTGTATTATTATTAACACCAACCGAAGGTGTTACACTCGATGGTTGTGTTGATACATAATCAGCCACAGATATATCATCAAAGAATGCAAACACTTCAGTATTAGGTCTTAATCTTGTTGCATTAAATGTAACAATACGTGATCTCATAAATGGTGCGAAGTTAACTTCAACAACCCTATCACCAATATTTGTATTTACTGTTTCAGTACCAATAGATGTTCTAACACCTGATCTACCTTGGTTTCTTGTAGTAGTGGTAGTAGTAATTCTATCACGTCTCCACCATCTAGAATCTGTTCTTGATGTAGTTGATCTACCAGTCCAATTAGTTCGCCAAGAGTTCCATACAGTACCTGTTGCAACTGACTGATCAGCAATATCTCTCATTGCATCAAATATACCATCTTGGTTAACAACAACCTGTGGTCTTTGGTCAGTATCTTTCCACTCATCAGAGCTTGGTGATAATGCAACAGAACCTGTCCAGTTAAATACATCAAATGGATTAACATTAATTGTACCAGAGGATTGCGTTTGTGATATAACTGCCTTTGTTGTATATGGAAGGGTTACTAAGTCACCAGTCTTTTGAGTGGTGGATGAAGCATCATAATCCATACCAATATTACCTTCAGAGAATAAAGGTCTTAATGCACCAGAATCTCTATCAATACCTGCTTTAAATTCAGTTGAAGATGCTCTTGCAATGTTAGTAGAAGTAAATGAATCAACAAGGAAGCCTGACTTCCATCTGTCCATACCATTAGAGCCAAGAATTTGTTTATTCTCTGCTTCTTTCTCTAATAGGTTAAGAGTAGTATAATACTCAAGGTTACCAATACGACGATCAAGCTTACCAATGTCACGCATTGTGTATCTTCTATTGTCAATATATTTAATAGTAACTTCTTCCGGATTTAATGTATAGGCCGGAACAAATAAGTGATATAATACCATTGCATCTTTAGGTGTGCCTGGGTCTTTAGGATCAAGATCCGATACACCTTCAAGTACACCAAAGTCACCATCTTTATCTAAATAAACTTTATCAATTCTATTTAAGTAGTATTGGATGTCTGTTTCAAATTGTGTATCTGGTCTAGGAGTGTTAGACACTGAAGCACCATTACCCGTAAAGTTACCACCACCATTGTTCATACGAGGTCTAAAGTCTACGGCTGATCTTAATTCGATACCGCCATGACTTGGAATATCTTCATAGTTAGCTTGACCAGTATATGAATCAATTGTAAAGAAGTCGCCGGTACCATGATCGAAGTAATCATACACAACATCTAAGTCATCATTAATTACATAGTTAGTTGTTACTTTAAGTGTTATAGTACCTACACCATAATGTGTATCAGTTTGGCCATTATTAAAGTCAAAGTGATCAGTCACATCCTGGCCTGAAGTAGCTTCCTGAATAGACACAATACGTAATACATCACAATGGTCTAAATTAACCGGTGATGTAAAGTCACCAGATTGTGGTAGTTGAACTCCTTGGTTAGACACAAGTGTTTTTGTCTTATGTTCTAATGTTCTGTTTGTTGGAGCAATAAGAGTTAAGTAATCTTGATCAATAGTTTGGTCAATCCCTGTAATAGTTACTTGAGGAGGGGTATTAGCATTATCAATTGTAATATCACCCGATGTAAATGGTACAATAAAACCAGTATCATTATTAGATAATATCCAGTTCGATGTGTCATATCCACCAAATGTTTCATTAGCTAATGAAGCAAGGAAAGATACTTGATTTGAAGCAACTTGTGATGTACCAATAACTCTATTTGTTTCAAAACGATAGTTAAAATCTGCCGGATTGTTTTCATCAAGTTCGGCTGAACATGTTTTAATTCTTGTATATGGTAATGCATATACTAATGTATCAGAAGCCAAGTTATAACCTTCAATAGCTGAAGCATTAAATGAGCTCGAAGGTGAATCAATTGACACAGCACCAGTAATAGTACCTGTTAAATCAAATACATGTAATCTATAATGACCAGATGTAGGTAATGCTTGCATTGATCTAATTCTAGCTGTACCTGTTTGAGTACCACCAACATCTAATAGTTGTACTGTATTATAATTATCAATTTCAGGTAACGATGTAATACCAGACACATCAATATAGTTATTATGTGTTACCTCAACAACTTTATCTGTGGCTAAGTCTACTTCTCTTGCTTTATTAACATCAACATTTGTAGTGTTTAATGTTTGAATTTCATAGCCTCTTACATAAGCCTTCGAGGGTTCAATACCAATACTTAATTTAGTACTATCACCATCAACATTGTCTTTCATTTGTGCAGGGAATGGGTTAACTGTATAGTTACCACTCTCATCAAATGTTCTTCTTGCCATTGTATCTTCAATTATGGCATAATCTGTTGTTCTTGCATGCTTAGCAATAGAACCATTTTCAAGTCTTGCAAGTAATACAAAGTTACCTGTATTAGCATTGTTTGCTTGTTTAGTTAATGTTGTAGTAATTGAATATCTGTGGGCACCAGGTGCAGATTCATTAGGGGTACCTTGGGCATTATCATTTAATGATGCATCATCACCTGCTCCTACAATTGATTCAGTAACTTTTAAACCAACATCATACGATACCGTAGTACTATATTTAGAAAGTACAATTGTAGCCTTCTTAACAATAACAAAATGTTTCTTAATGTAATATATACCATCATCAACAGATACTAGGGAACCAAAGCCACTTGAAGCTACTGTTGCTGTTAAGCTTGATGGGCCAGTTAAAGAAGTACCATCAACAAACTTATCAGAACCTGAAACATAATTAACAAATAATGTTACTGGGTCTGTATCAGTTGCTGCTTCGGCGTGCACAACCTTTACTGTTGAAGTTCCATTAGTAAATTCTGATCCAATTAGATCTGACATATTAGTTGTATTAACCGCGGATAATTTTAAGTAATCAATCTTATTATATACTGAAACTCCACCTGGAATTACAATTGAACCTTCTTTAAACATATGATCACCAACAGATGATACTTGGTTTTGAAGCATTGATTGTAATTGAGTTAACTCTCTTGCTTGAACAGCATGCTCAGGTCTAAAAAGAATTTTATTATATTTTTCTTTTGGAGTTAATCCATCCGCAGTGGGTGTATTATAATCATCCCAATATGGTTCAATGTTAAACTTAATTGCCATTTGTTATTCCTAATTTAAAATGCTATTACTAATCTGATAGTTTCAATTTGGTCAGCACCACGTGATACTGAAGTTCTATTTTCCATAAACATTACATCACCAGAGTATTGTACAATACCAGCGTCATTAACCGAAGTACAATCTTGGCCGGATCCTGTATCACCTACAACTCTAATGTTATCATCATCAGTGAAATTAACAAATCCAGTATCTTCATTTTGTACAAAGTAAATGATACCATTCACTGAATCATATTCAATAACCATTGCTGATGCGCCAGTATCAGTACCTTCAATCATTGAATCAGTACCAAATGAGCCACCAGTAGCTACTGATAATGACTTAGTTGTTGTGTATGCATTCTGAGAAGCCACAGCTGATGTGCTTGAATCAATAGGATCTCTAATAAGCGCAATTTGTCTAAAGTCATTAGATGCAGGAATATCACCTGACTCATCACCATTAAATACTTTATTAATAGTAACATAATGTGATCTTAAATCATTTCGTGGATCAGCGCCAAAGCCACCAGCAGGACTAATTACCGGTCTTAATGAAGCACCAGAGCCTGACCCACCTGATACAGTGATAACTGCTTTAGTATAGCCTGTTCCTGCATTTGTAACTATAATATCTGTAACAACACCACCAGACACTGTTGCTGTTGCTGTACAACCTGTACCATCACCACTTACTGTAACAGTTGGAGCACTTGTATAACCTGTACCACCACTTGTAATTTTGATATTATATATTGCACCAACAATAGCATTATCTTGTACTGACCATTGATTTAATAGGGCAGTATCTGACCCTGGAGCTGGTTGGCTTGTTAAATGGGTTACTGGAATAAATGATGCCGTAAGGAATTTAGAACCTATATCAACTGGAATAGTAAACATATATTTCCAAATATAACCATCAGTTGATGAATGATCAATCACACCCGCAGTAGTCACACCAGCAATATCAGGGTTAGTAGTAGATACGCCACCTGACTTAAGACACATATAAACATTATTATTATCTGATACAACAAAATAGTTTTTACCTTCGATGTTAGTATCTCTATCATCATAATCAGAATATGTTACACCCGAGGTCCATAGAGTTCTTGGGCTTGAATAAATAATATCTGATGAGTCAATTTTCTTTATGGCAAACATATTTTCCCATAAAGTATTTACTGTGTAGTCATTTTCATATGGATTATCTGGTGTCGTATCATCTGCCCATGCATTTGATCTACCCAAGCCCATATAGAATTGATTTGATGTAAGACTGTCAACAAATTTTTCAGTTGTATCTAATCTAAATTTACTTGTTATAATTGCTGACATTTAGTGTCTCTCCGTTATGTTTGTATTGTACAATCATTTGAATCGTACGATGTATCTGTTGCTGGATCATCAGGGGTGCAAGACCAAATTCTTGCTCCTAATTGTAATCCGATATTGTTATTTATAACATCCTGCAATGTATATTCACCATATTCTCGCATTGGTCTCCAATTCCAGAACTTGGTATTTTCCAAATGGTTCCACATACCAATTCTTGCAGGTGAATATGCATATTCAAATTCCTTCTCTACATAAGTCCCAGCTTCATTTACAGTTGGTTGTATATGTATTGCAGGTATATTAATATTTATAGGTAATCCAGAACCTTGATAACCAGGTTGTACTTCATTGTTGACTGATTCTAACATCTCAATAAGAATAAGAATCTCACCAAAGAATATAAATCCGGCCGGGTGAATTAGCCTTGTAAATGCATTTTTCCAATCATCAATATTTTTACCTGTTTTAAGTAAATAAGAAAATTTTTGATATTTGTATGAATCTTGAATTTTAATTCTTTCTTCCGAAAGGAATCCATCACTCTTAGTGAATAGACCTTTAGGGTATGCTTTAACTACATCACCTATTACTAATTCATTAGGAAATATTAATGAGTATTTTATTTCATTATCTGACTCATCATAATAAACCGTTTCTTTATAGTCACCATTCGAAATATATACATCATTTACAAATATAACATCATCATCAAACTTAGGTGCAAAACCTCTATCCGAATTAAAGTTAATGATTGAAGTATTAGTGCTTATTGTCCAAATATATGTTGGTGTATAATCACTTTGATTAGCAATGATGTCTTCTTTTTGATCATGCCACTTACCATCAGATGGTATCAACATATCTTCTCTAGGGAAGTATATTTCTACCTCATCATCATAAATTAATTTAAAGAAGGCCTTAATTGATTCTGGCGTACCACGTGATCTATAAAATTCAACTAGATGTTTATAAAATAGTCTTGGATCAGCCGCAAAGTCTCTAGGAATTGGAGCTCCAATTTCATTTTGTAACTCTGTTAATAGATGCTCTTCAATTAAATCAATGTCACGCTGATGATCAATTTGATTTAAGTAAAATGCAGATTTATTTTCTCTCTCTAGATATAAAGCATATACTTTTATGAACTCAATAAGCTCAGGGTAGTCCTGATTAATATGCTCAGGGACCAAATCATCTATATAAGAGGATACATTAAAAGCCATTAGTTACTCGTTGTAGTGTAGTCAATACCGGCAGTAGTACCACCAGTAACCATTGTGTCAATTTCACCAACAATAATTGCTGAAGAAGAATTAATTGTTAATAGTTCATTTCGTGTTGGTGCTATATCAGACGATGCCGGTTTAGTAATAATTTTAATATAATCATATGGGCCTACAATTGAATCAGGTGCAAAACCTTCAAGTGTTACATTACCTGTATTATAGTTTACATGACCAATATTTGGATTCAAAGTTGTGCCTGACCCAGAAACAATTTGTATAATATTCTTATTTTCTTCCGTATCTAAATAGTCTTTAAGTCTACACGACTCACCTCTATATGTAAATTCTGTCGAAGTAATGTATTGAGTCTTACCTGATAAATAAGTGATTGGTTGGTTAAAATCAAATGTATATAATTTTTCATTGCCTAATTCAGGTACAAATTTCTTACTCATTTCAATTCTCATAATGGTTGAAATAACAGCAACACTTGAACTATCAATATCACGTAATAGGTTTGAGTTTCTAAACACACCACCAAATGATTTTAGGT